CAGTTACAGTCTGCTTGTCGATGGTGAAGCCCATTTCAGAGAATTCTGCTTCTGTGCCGTTACCGAGGTTTTCACCGCGCGCGGTGGCCATACCGTCACCTGCGAGAGCAGTTGTACGGTCGTTGTCAGCGTTAGAGTCACCAGCAAACGCAGAGTCACCCATACCAGATGGATCGCTAGGCTGCGAAGTGAATGCAGAGTCACCGGAGAAGCCAGTGTAAGGCTCTTTGATACCGAGTGCTTCGGAGTCAAGAGTAGCGCCGCCACGGCTGTTCTTGTAGCGAGACTTCATAGCGAAGATCAAGCCAGTAGGACCGGTCATTGGCTGTACACCACATACATCGTATGCAATCAGGTTAGGCATTGCACGGCGAACCAGCGAGATCAGTACTGGATCGAAGTTAGAAACGTTACCGGCTTGAGTACCAGCTTCGTTGATGGTGCCGAACGAAGAAGCCATTGCCTCTTCTTGCATTGCACGCTCTTGGTTTTCGAGGATCGCAGCAGTTACCTGCTTGCGGTAATGATCAGAAATTGGACCAGCAGTTTCTTCGTTAAGTACTGGTGCCCACTTCTGTACGAGTTTATCGTAAGATACAGTAGGAGTCATATCTTTACACCTTCTTTCTTATTGCTTTGTGGTTCTTTTAATCGCCGAAACGTAGCGGGCCATCGAGTCAGAAACATCTTCCTCTACGGATTCATCTACGGAATCTTCAGCAACAGTTACTTTTTTCTTGGTGAAGTAAGATTCTTTGATGGTGAGAACCTTCGAAGCGAAAGTATCAACATCTTCAAAATCCAGATCTTCAGCCAGGGACTTCAACTTCTCTACCTGAGTTTCAGCGAGGTCACGAGAATGCTCACGGATGATAGCATCACGCTGCAGGTTCTCCATAACTTTGCTTTGCTCAATAGCAGTTTCAGTGGCTTCATTGAGTCTTGCTTCAAGATCAGTGACTTGCTCAGAGAGCTCGTCAACCAGATCGACCTTGGACTCTGGAACTTCGATGTAGGACTCAGTAAAGAGGTCCTTCAGCTTGCCCATGAAGTCTTCAGCGATCTCGGTACGAATACCGTTTTCGATTGCCAGCTTGTTCTCTTCCATGAACTTTTCTACAACGTAGTTCATGTATCCGTCAACCTGCTCGATCATCTCTTCACGTGCAGTCTTGACTTCTTCAGCAAAGTCTTCCTGAAGTTCGGATTCAATACGTGCAACTTCATCAGAAACTTTAGACTTGATAGCTGCTTCAAAGATAACAGCTGCCTTGTCCTTGAACGTTTCAGACAGAGTAGCTTCGGACTCAACCAAAGCGTCCATGTCTGCAGTGAAGTCAGCCTGTACCGCTGCAGCCTTCTCATGGAGAGCTGGAGCAGCATCTTCAGCATCAACTTCAAAACCTTCTGCCTTCATAGAAGACATGATCTTGCCGTAGGATGCTTGAAGGTCAGCCTTCTTCATCTTGTTCATTTCTTGATACATTGCATTGATCATACCAGCTTTAGTGCCAGGAATCTTGTCAGCAACTTGGTCACCTTTTTGTGCCTCGCCGCCAGGTACCTTAGCTTTAGCTGGTGCAGATGCTTTAATCTTAGCAGCATCGTCAGCAGCAGCCTTTGCACCATCTACTTCAGGTGCAGCAGCTTTACCTTTAGCTGCAGGTGCCATTGCCTCAGATACTTCATCATCTGCTTCTGCTTCAGATTCGTCGTGAGCTTCTTCCTCTTCAGGATCTGGATCCACGACCATTTCTTCAACAGATTCGATGTCTTCATAAAGTTCTTTATCGGACATATTCATCTCCTGTTAAAAATTTAATCTAGAGAGGAAATTCTTAAACTCCCGCATCTCGACCGCAGAGCGATCGGATCTAGAAGCATTTTTAATTTCAGTCTCAATTTGCTCAATTTCCTGAGGCTCTAAGACACCGTTGTTCCATACCCACTCTACACCTTCCATAATTCCATTAACAAAAGCTGATGGTGCAGATGGATCTTGTACGATATCTACGGTGTTTAAGACAAGGTCTTTGCCGGCCATGTTCACAGCGTTTCGTTGCTCAAGAGTTCCCATACCACGAGTTGAAACACCTAGCTTAACTCCACCATCTAAGAGACCTTTCACAATCTTACCATTAGGGGTGTCAAGAATAAGTGCTTTCCCCATCACGTTGTTACCGTCCCAATTCAGTTCGGTAATGCGATGGGAAACTTTATCTAAGTTAATGATAGGGCCTGCAGGGTGGTTCAGTTCACCTACTGCACGCTGGGTCTGTACCTGCTCCTTATCATACTTAGAAACTGCTGATTCCAAAATTGCTTTTGGATAAATTCTTCCGTTGCGGTTCTTCTGTTCCGCCTGGGCAAAGATACCTTCAATGATATAGTTCTTGCCGCCTCCTTCTTTGGCTTCGACAATATAAGATACCTGTTCTGTATGCTCTGTAATCAGTTTCATATGATTTACCTTTTGCCCATCATGCTGCCGAATTGCTTAGCAGCTCTCATTGCTTCTTTTTCAGTACGCAGAGTATCGACCACTTGGTTGTCAAACATTACGTTGAACTTACCTTTGGGGTCTTTAGTTACCATAGTCTCTCCACCTTTGGTATTTAAGACCTTAACGATCTTGTGACCTTTAGGAGAAATGTTTTTGGCAAACTCTTTAAAGCTCTGCATCTTCTTCTGTTTCTTCTTCTTCGGTTTCTACTTCAATTTCATCTTCATCGCCAAGATCAACGTCTTCTTCAGGATCAACGCCGTTATACACTTGGTTAGCGATCATAGCCTTGTGTGATTCAAGACGATCTGCTAACTTAGCATTGATCATGTCGGAGAACTGCTTCTCTGCTTCAACAAATTTCTTGTCTACTACATTATCTAAAAAATTACCAATATTCTCAACCATTGAAAAAGTCCTTATAATTGCACGTGATTTTATTTATAATAATTTTGTTTTTAATCAAATATCTGGCTCTTGATCTTGATCTGGGATTTCACCGTCCTTCTTTTCTTGATCAATCTGATCATTCATTGTCTTAATATCGTCATCAGTCAGCATCAATACGTTCTTTTGAGCCCATTCTTTAGAGTAGAAAGTACCTAGGTACGGCTCAATCTGTTGAAGCATACCAACTCGCTCTCTGAGCATCTCTGTGTTTTTCAGCTCTGAGAAATAGTTGTCTGTAATATAATCTACAAAAAAATTACCTTTCCAAGATTCCCAATCATCTTCAGTAATGATACCTTTAAGCAAAAGCTGCTTCTTCAGCACGTTCATAAACAGCTCAGAGAACCTACGGCGAAGTCTATTGATAAACTTCTGGAACTTAAACTCGTCTCGGGTAATCTCAGATGTTCTTCCAAGAATGCCGCTCTGCTGCTCTTCAGGAATCAACCTACTCGTCGGTACGTTTAGTGCCTTAAAGACTTTCTTCTGGAAGTAAACGATGTCATCAATCTCACCTAGGTTCTGACCGCCTGGAAGAGTAGAGATCTCCGTACCCTTACCTCCTTCACGTCTTGGAAGCCAGAAGTCTTCAAGCATAGACATGTGCTTAGAGTCATTCTTCAAGTCGCCGGTATTAGCATCATAGACCATCTTGTTTCTGTATCTGGTCATGATGTCTTTTAGGTACTGCTCAGCCTTACCTCTAGGCAGGTTACCCACATCGATATAGAAGATACGTCTTTCAGGCGCTCTGGCTAGCCTATAGATGATCAAAGAATCTTCCATCATCCGCAACTGGTTGATAGGCTTCATTGCTTTATGAAGATAAGAGATTACCTTCTTTCTTTGAGCATCAAGCAATCCACTAGTAACGTAGCTGATTGCATCCGGTGAAATCTTAAGGGCGTTGTTGTTCTTCGTACCAGATGAGTATGCCGCTGCATTATCAGTCTCAGAGTAGATGAAGTACTCATTTACCTTCTTGATAATGTTTGCGCCTGTAACAGGATCTTTTTCCTTCTTGATCTCCTTCACCTTACGGATCTTAAGAGCATCGATAGGTCGGATCTCTTGAATACCTTCCTGAGGTCTAGCCGGATCTACAACCAAGTGATGGTAGATTCTTCCATCTACGTAGTATCTGCGAAAAATGTCATGCGCATAGTTTTGGAAGTCCAGCATCGCAGTAACATTATTGAATTCTTCTTTGATCTGCTTCTTAATAGAATCCGTAGTATCAACATTGTCCATGTTCAATTCTACAAGATCATCTTCACCTGAGATAACCTCATTGACAATGTCTTCGATAGCAGCATCCACTTCAGGGTGCATAGCCATGTTTCTATATTTTCTGATCAGATCCTTATCGTCTTTTGCAGCGTCTCCACTCAGGTCTACAAATGAACCATAGTGGCTACCTGCAGCAGTAATGTAACCTGCGCCATCATCATCTAAGGGCGGAACAATAGATGGAAGCTGTTCTTTTTCTTTTTCTCTTCTGGCTCTCTTAATCTCCAAGCCAAAGAGTTTTAAACTATTGTCGTCTGCCAAAGCACTTTCTCCAAATATAAGAGTAGGGGAAAGCCTATTCTCTCCCCTACTTTATTTATTACGACCTTAGCTGGTCGTGTCAGATTCCCAGTACTGCACCTGGAAGGTTACAGAGAACTCCTCGATTGCCGCTGCTGGATCGTAGGACAGATCGATCGGATCAATGTTAGTTGGGAAGCACCCACGGAAGTTGTAGGTCTTGAGAATAGAACCGTCTCTATCAAGCTGGTCTACCACCAGGTCTGCCTGATAATCTACAGGGTTAGTCAGACCGGTGTTAGCTGAGTGAGCATTGATTCCATTCATCCAACGCTCCATTGCATTACGCACAGCGAAGTCAGTATCGTTAATGATGGTTGGGGTCCATACGTCAAACGTACGGTCACCAGCAATCTTCAACTCACGACCACGGAATGGTACAATGATTTCTCCCATGATAGAGCCAGGCAGCTGAGCTGCCCGACACATAAAGGATGTAAGTTCTACATCTCCGTTTGCATAACCCGGAAAGTTGATCGTTGCTTTGAATAGATTAGGTCTAGCACCGCCACCTTTCAGTTTTGCTTTGAAGTCATCAACTCCAAGAATAGCCATCTTTATATCTCCTTAGTTAAGCGGTTTAGAATGACAGACCAGCTACTTCTTCAAAGTCCACGCCGGTTCTAACTGCTACAAAGTTCAGAGTGATGTAGTTGATAGAACGTGCAGGCTTAATGAAGATAGTAGCAATGAATTCATTGCGATCAATGATCTCAGGTGTATTGTTTGTCTCGTCACAAACTACTCTGAAGTCGGTGATACCACGGCGACCCTTTACTTCTCTCAGGAAAGGCTCTACGATGTTTACGAACTCTGCTCTAGTAAACTCATCGTTGAACTCGAAGAGAATGTTCTGAGCCGCTCGTGAAATCGCTCTTTCAAGAGTAAGGAACAAGCGACGTACATTGATTCGATCAAATGCCGAAGGACGCTTGAGGAAGGTCTTATCACCAAATAAGGTCAATCCGAAACCTGGAAGGTTCGTGATTGGGTTAACGTTGGCTCTATAGAGAGTGTCACGCTCAGCCTTGGATGGTGAGTATGCTAGATCAGTAACTCCAAAGTACACACCTCTTCTCTGACCGGCAGGTGAGAACCAAGGTGCAGTCTGGAAGTCAGTCTGTGCCATGATACCTGCGGTAGAGGTGTTAGCCGGAATCTGGATCAGCTGGTCGTTGTACTTATCATATACAGACAGCCAGTTGTTATCCAGGAACAGGTAGGAGCTAGAGGACAGGCCGTTAGCGAAAGCTACAGTATCAGTTACTGGAGTGCTTGTACCGATTACATCATCCTTTGGAGGAGATGCAACTACCACACAGTCCTTACGAGTAAGTCCAGCGATCTCTACAAGATCAGTCACGATGGTATCATGATCAGATCTAGTGATAGATGGAGGAGCAAGTAAGAAGTCTACTTGATACTTATCTACATCTTCAATCAAGTCGAATGCGGTCGCGTATTCACCTGTAGTCAAGGCACCATCTACATCAACACCTCCGCTGAGGGTGATGGTCTTGATCGCTTGGTTGTTCAGGAGTCTGTAGTTATCACCGGAGTCCGCGCTGATAGAGCCAGCACCGGCAGCACCGTAGTCCGAATCGATGTTGGCAGGATCAACAAGCCATACAAATTCAGATCCGTTGTTGATAACTTCCTTGATGTAGTTGCTGGATCCATCAGGATTCTTAGCATCTCTAGCAAGAGATACGAAAGGATAGGTCTCAAGGACACCGCCTTTTGTTCCAGAAATGTTGCCGGTAGCATCGATGATAGCTACGTGAACTTCATCGTTAGATCCGTTTCTTCCGGCAAGGTAGCTGGATGTGCCAGGAGCCTCATCGAACCTGCGGATTGTACCGGAGCTTGAAAGCGTAGATGCGATAGGAGTGCCGCCATACTTCCAGCCGTCAAACACAATGGTATCGTTAGCAGAATCTGCCGGAGGACAGATCTGAATCTCAATGCTGTTACCAAGTACACCTGGGTACTTAGCAATAAAGCTATGACCATCAGAATCGTAAGCTCCTTGTGAAAGACTACCGTCCAGAGACTGAGTATCAAAATGAGTTTTATTTTTTACAACAGGAGCAGTTCTTGTTCCTGCATCGTGATAAGCATTTTTAGCGGCAGTGTCGATCTGTCGAATGACAAACATCTCACTAGCGTATTTAGAGAAATATGCGGCAGCGTGGAACTCTACCGTATTATTAATGTCAGGGGAAGCGAAGCGACGTACAAGAGTGGCCTCAGTATCAACCCTGGTTGGTTCTTGAACTGGACCCCAGCGGAAATCACCTACAAACACACCCGTCGATGTGCCAACGTTAGGTACAATACCAGTGAGGTCAATCTCACGGGTTACTACAGCTGGAGACAGTGAAGGCGTAAAGAATGCCATTTGGTCTTCCTTTTTTCGTTGAGTTAAATTATAAGTTACCCATGATAAGATTATTCAATACAATATTGATATTTATAAGAAGTCTGTTTTAGAACAATTCTGTGCTTTCTACCTGCACCCACCCGGGATTATCGTTCTCCATATCACTGATCCCATCATCAATTATTCCTACAGGAACGATCTCATCCTCGACCTGCTTCATCTTTTCTTCATACAATAACTGCTTGAGATTGACGTCTGTTTGATTGATGAATGCTTCACTTCCAACATACCATGCAAACATAACTAGATTCATGACTAGATCATCGTGGTTACCGTCAGATGCTTCAAAAGAATTACCTCTGGCTTCAAAGGTAGAGCACTCGCTGATAGTGTTCATGTCTACAATCTCTAATCTTTTCTCTTCAATTAAGTCTTTGAGATTAGAACAGCCAATTCTCTTTACTTTCCTGTTCATAGTCATACCGATCGCACCGGCCTTAACCATGGACTCTACATGAGTATTCTCATATTCAATATCATAATAAAGTCCATTAGCTACAACCGATCCTTGATCATTAGACTCAACGATAACATATGCTTCGTTGTATCTCTTTGCCCACTTATGAATAATATCAGGAAATAAAATAGGTGAGATGAGATTGTTTCTATAGCATGCGACCTGCTTGAACGGTCTAGTAGTGATATCAATGATGTTGAATGTAGAGTAGTCTTGACCACGACCCTTGGCTACGTCAACCGTCATGATATAGTCGTGGTTTGCTTTAGGTTCTGCATATACGTTAACATCGCCGACACTGACAGGGGGCTCTGCCTTCATGTTCATTAATGCATCTGCAGAGATCAGTGTGTTACCTGTCCCGAAAAACGTGTTACCGAACTCCTGCTGGAACTGAAGCTCAGATGTATTGGCAATAGTCTGTTGCTTCCACTTATCGTCTCTTCCAGGCACATCCCACCAGTCAACTCGGAACGGTTTGAACTCATTTACTTCCTGCACCGCGCCTTCATAGATCTTGTGAAACACGTTACCGATACCGTTAGCGGTAGATGTAATAATAACTCTAGATGTTTTACCAGATGAGATAACAGGATATGTTGAGGTATAGAACTGCGCTGCGTTTTCTACAAATGCAAACTCATCCAGGAACAGCAAATTAACAGACAAACCACGAATGGAAGAACCGGATGTAGCTGCAGCGATGATACGAGAGTTATTAGAAAACTCAATGGAACCTTTGTTCAGCGCCTTGGTACCTGGTTGCAGAAAGAACGGTGTGTTCTCCAGTGCCAGTGTAATACG